CTCGCGATCAGACGCGCTGACTCAGATGTACTTCGATGAGGCAACGCTCTATCTGAATAACACCGATACCAGTCAGGTGCAGGATATTGGCCAGCGTGCAATGCTGTTGAATATGCTGGCAGCGCATATTGCGAAGCTAAACCCAACTGACGGCTCATCGGGTGGCGGCTTGGCCGGCCCAATTACATCAGCGTCTGAGGGCTCAGTTAGTGTCGGTACATCGCTGCCAGCGCTACCAGGCACTGCTGCCTGGTACGCGATGAGCACCTACGGGTTTGCTTACTGGCAGGCAACAGCGAGGTACCGCACATTTAAGTACCGCACGCCGCGTCAGCCGTTCGCCCAATACCCTGGACTATACGGCTTCGGCCGGCGCGCTTGGTGATTACCAGCGACCCGTCATGTGGCGATGCGCGGGCTTGGTTGTCAAGTCAAACATATCGCAAGGGTTGTTGACCAGCGTCTCATCTGCGATTGCGCGCTTGGCTTGATCAGTAGCGCGAGCAACGAGAATGCTGATAGCGTAGTAGATCAGATCGTTTTCGTCGTAAGAGCTATCGCAAGCGATCTTGCCGGTGCTATAGGGTTTCAGAAACCGCTTGATACTTGTGGGAAGGGCGCCGTATTTTTCCAGATAAGCCAGCGCGCCGGACCAGTTATTACCGAAGCCGTTGTTGATATAATCGTAGTAGATTCGGCTGGCAGCGCGAAGGCACTCGCCTTGCATAGTATTGCATTTGCCGTCGAGGGGAACAAGAGCCGCGTAAGCTGCTTTGTAGTCTGTTTCGTTGTAGAGCTTGTTCATTTGTTTATTCCTTCTTCCTATGCAAGTATTATACGCGTTTCTGTCCACAAACGCAAGGGAAAAGTTAACCTGAATGGCAACTATTTCAGGTGGCGATAAGCTACAGCAAGCGCTAACCAAAATCAGCAAGAGCCTGACGCCTGCTGCTGGTAAGCCGCAGGTCAACGTAGGCTTCCTGGGTAAGGCGACATACCCGGATGGGACATCGGTTGCTATGGTGGCTGCTATCCAGGAATTCGGCGCACCGCGCGCCGGCATCCCGCCGCGTCCCTACTTTCGTAACATGATCGCTCAGAACGGTAAGGCATGGCCAAATCAGGTATCGACACTCCTCAAGGCGCACGACTATGATAGTCACAAGGTGCTGGGCTTGATGGGTGAATTGATATCAGGCGAGCTCCGGCAATCAATCAATGATTTGACTGAGCCTCCCTTGTCACCCGTCACTTTGATGCTTCGTAAGATGCAGTCGGAAGATCAGAACCTAGTCGTAACACGAAGGACTGTCGGCATAGCAGCTGCACGCGTAGCAGCAGGCGAATCAACGGCGGGTGTCAGCGCCAAGCCGCTTATCGATACATCGAACCTGATTAACAGTATCGACTACGAAGTGATCGACGGGTCCTGATTGAATGGCAGAGCTTAATTCTCTAGTGATTAGTCTGGATACAGAGCTTATGGCGTCTGTAGTTAAGGCTACAGCAAATACAATTGCTCGAGAATTACGTGCGTTAACTCGAGCTATAGAGTTCGACGGTTCGAGATGGGTAGATGCGGATGCGCTCGACAATATAATCTCCCAACTTGAAAAAGTCGGTAAGGTCGAGAAGTAGTGGATACTTTGTTATTAACAAGGGATCAATGGGACCTATGTCTCGATGCATCAGGCAATATTGCTGTAGCATCAAATCCCTACGCGCTAGCGCAAGACGCCGCTTCAGCGATTAAACTATTTGTCGGCGAGTTGTGGTATGATACGACCCAGGGTGTTCCGTACTTTGAGACGATCCTCGGTCGACCGCCATCGCTTGCATTTATGAAGGCGCGCTTTGTTGCCGCTGCCTTGACTGTCCCTGAGGTTGCATCCGCTACTTGCTACATCACCGGAATCGTAGATCGGAAACTGAGTGGACAGGTTCAAGTCACGAGTACAAGTGGTGTTGTAGCTGTTACATCATTCAGCCCACCGCCTACTACTCCAATGGGTTTTCTCGGTGATCCATCTGGTGGCTTTGTCGGTGATCCTTCTGGTGGTTTTGTTGCTTCCCCTTAATCCTCTTCCCTACCGCCTGAGCTGCCCGTCTATGTTATAATAGGAGTTACCTCATGGTTACCCAAGCGATCCCGGCAAGCCAAATTGTCTCAGTTGTACCTTCCGTACTCGGCGCTGGCGGCGCGGCCCTTGACCTCAACGGTTTGATCCTGACGAACTCAAACCGCGTACCAATGGGGACTGTTCAATCGTTCCCATCCCAGGCGGCTGTTGCTGCCTACTTTGGTCCGCTATCGAATGAGGCATTCCTCGCTGATATCTACTTCCTGGGGTTTGATGGGTCAACTGTCAAGCCTGGTGCGCTGCTATTTGCACAGTATCCTGTTGCGCCGGTGTTTGCATGGGCACGAGGCGGCAATGTATCAGGATTGACGCTTGCACAGTTGCAGGCATTGTCAGGCTCTTTGACTATTACGATTGATGGTGTAGTTAAAACTGCCGGTGCGATTAACCTTGCATCCGCGGCTAGCTTCAGTGCAGCAGCAGCCTTGATCCAAACCGGACTTGCTATTACCGGAAGCGCTGGCGCATCGATCACAGCATCTATTGCTACAACAGTATTGACTGTAACGGCTGTCACTTCCGGTACGCTGGCAGCAGGGCAGATTCTTACTGGTGGTACGGTTTCTGCTGGTACGACAATTGTCAATCAGCTTACTGGTACACCAGGCGGAGTTGGTACTTACACAGTCTCTGCCTCGCAGACGGTAGTCAGCGCAGCGCTAACAGCAACAAATCCGGCTGTTAGCTACGACAGCCTGTCGGGCGCTTTTACCATCGCTTCTGGTACAACTGGCGCTGCAAGCACGATTGGTTATGCATCGGGCACCTTGGCAGCACCTTTGATGCTTACCCAAGCAGCAGGTGCCCAAATTAGTCAGGGTTCCATCATCGGTACGCCAGCCGGCATCATGAATCAACTCATCACGGTTAATTCTGATTGGGCGATGTTCATGACAGCTTGGGAGCCATCGATCCCGGATAAGGTGGCGTTTGCCGCCTGGACCAATGCGCAGAGCAATCAATATGCTTATGCTATGTGGTCGACTAATCTTGCGGCGGCCGTTGTACCTGATACGACATCAGCCGGTGCATTGGTCCAGGCAGCTGGCTAGTCGGGGACTGTTCTAATCTACGAGAACGGTTCTCAAGGTGATATCGCCGCCTTTGCCTTGGGGTACGCTGCCTCGCTTGACTTTGGTGCAACTAATGGTCGCGCAACGGCCATGTTCAGGAGGCAGTCTGGACTTGCGGCAGACGTGATTGATGGTACCACAGCCCAAAACTTGAAGACCAATGGTTATAACTTCTTTGGCGATTGGACCACGCGTAACGATGCCTTCATCTTCTTCGCAAATGGTACGGTGACTGGTCCATTTGAATGGTTGGATAGTTATCTGAACCAGATATGGTTAAACAACCAGCTTCAGCTTGCCATCCTATCGTTGATGGTAGCAATGAAGTCGATCCCCTACAATGACGCCGGCTATACGCTGATCCGCGCTGCATGTCGTGACCCAATCGATGCGGCTGTCAACTTCGGTGCTATCCGCGCGGGTGTGCCACTATCAGCCGCTCAAGCCGCTGAAGTCAACTTCGCAGCGGGCGTCAAGATTGATGATGTGTTAGGAAACCGCGGTTGGTATCTTCAGGTTAACCCAGCTACTGCACAAGTACGTGCTGCTCGCGGCTCGCCTCCCTGCTCTTTGTGGTACATGGATGGGCAGAGTATCCAACAAATCAATCTCGCGAGCGTTGAGGTGATGTGATTCCGCGATATAGCTCTAGCGACGATTTACAGCTATGCTAGAGCGGTTCTAGCTCCTGCCTGCTATCCCTATAGCGGCCCCCCTCCTTAAAAGCCGTCAGCGACCGAGTAATCGAGCGTAATCGCTATGTTAAAAGCCTGTGCTTCTCTTCCCCTCTCTAGGAGCTGATCTAAAATGGCCGACCAAACAATCACCGCCGCCAACAGCGTGTATATGCTGGCAATCCTCGACCTGTTTCCTGTGCCACAGCAGCTACAGGGGTTCTCCGCTGATGCTGCATTCGCATCTGAAGCATTCGATATGGTTGAAGTCGTAATGGGCGTCGACGGCAACATGTCGGCTGGTTGGATTCCTGTCATCAAGAAGCAGACGATTTCTATCATGCCGGATAGTGCCAGCGCTGATATGTTTGATGCGTGGTACGCAGCGCAAGAAGCAGCGCGCGAACTCTACTTTGCTCAAGGCGTTATTGTGCTCCCTTCCATCAAGAAGGAGTTCACAATGATCAAGGGTGTGCTTTCTACTTATACCCCGCACGCTGAAGTGGCGAAGACCCTACGCTTCCGCAGCTTCGGTATCACCTGGTCTCAGATCCTGCCTGCGCCGATCTGATATGGCGAGGAAAACAAAGATTGTCAGGATTGAGGCTGAAGGACGTGATCAGGGTAAGTCTTTCTTGATCACAGAACTTCCGGCTTCCCAAGCAGAACGGTGGGCAACGCGCGCCCTGATGGCGATGGCGAAGAGCAACGTCGATATTCCAGATGGCATCGAGAACGCCGGCATTGCGGGTATTGCCACGCTTAGCTTACGTGCACTAGCGGGTATGCCGTTTGCTGATGCTGAACCGCTGCTCGATGAGATGATGCGGTGCGTGCAAGCGATGCCTGACCCTTCTCGTCCTCAGGTCACACGTCAACTGATTGAGGATGATATCGAAGAGGTTGCTACGCGCTTGTTTCTACGCCGTGAAGTCATCGAGTTGCATACAGATTTCTCGCTTACCGCCGCCCTACAGGGATCGAGGACGGCGGCGAATGGGACTCCGATCCCAAGCCCAACTTCATCGGATACGTCAACATCTCGGATGCAATAGGCGCTGTTGTTTCATCTCGCCTTGCATCTTTGCATGATCTCGATACAGTCTATTCAACGGAAGACTTGTACGATCTGATTGAGATCCTGTCTGTTAATGCTTACAACAAGCGCCTTGCTGAGAAATCGAATGAATAGGAGGCTGTTATTCCAACTGTAATTGACAGCCTTGTTGTTACACTTGGCCTCGATGCGGCTAAGTTCAAGGAAGGGCAGCAGCAGACTACAACAGCGTTGGCATCCATTCGTGATGCATCTGGTAAGACTGGCGACACCCTTCGTAAGACAGGCGACCAGTCGCGTCTTACTGCAACCAATATGCAGGCTCAGGGTAAGGTCGCTGGCGAATTCTTCTCCAACATTAAGAACCAGGCGCTTGGCCTGATCACCGTTCTACTTGGTGGTAAAGGCTTATCCTCGCTGATCCAGGACAGTGTTACATCGTTATCAGCGATGGGACGCGCGGCTCGTAACATGGGCGTGGCGATTCCTGAGCTTGCTGCGTTTCGTAACGTAATTGAAGCCAATGGTGGTTCCGCTGAAGCGGCCGCCGCTTCAATGCAGGGGTTGGCGGATGCTATTTCAAACATGGCTGCATTTGGCGGCAATCCAATGTTACGCGGTGCGATGGCCACTATTGGTGCAGGAGGGCTGAAGGATCCGATTGAGGTAGTCAAGAAATACGCGGCCTACATTGATGCGCACCCTCTTAATGTAGGATTTAATCGGGTACTCGGACATTCGCTTGGGCTCGATGAGAGTACAATCAACATAGCGATGAAAGGCTCTGTTGCACTTGAGAACGAGTTTGCTGAAGCTCGTAAGCGTTCTGCGGCTGATCCAGAAACAGTCAAGCGGATGCAGGCTTTACAAGAATCTTGGTATAAACTTCGTCAGGAAGCGACCAAACTTTGGGAGGTTTTATTTGCTAAGTTAGCGCCTGCCCTGACCCTTATTCTCAAGACGGTTCGGGAATGGATGGAAGGGAATGAATCGCTAGCTACAACCATTGGAATTATAGTAGCTGGGCTAGTTGCCTTCCGTGCTATTCTACTTGCATTGCGTCTAGCGATGTTCCTGACAGGAGTAACTAGTCTTGTTTCTGGTTTATCCGCTCTATCTGGAATTGCTGGGCTAGGTGCGCTGGGTGGATTGCTAGCTACGATTGCAACTGCTCTTGCTGCATTGGCAGCAGCGGCGTTGCTTTGGTATGGTATTCATCCTACTTCTACCCAAACCCAAGATGATGAAAACAAGATTATGGGCCGCCCGCCCGGTACTGGTCCAATGGGCGAGCCCCCAGGCACGAAGTCGACCGGCCCCACGCGTGCATCTGAACGGATGCGTAAGTTCTTTGGTCTTCCAGCAACCGCTCCCCAAGCTCAACTCGGGCTTAGTAGTGAGCAGTATGGTGCTTTCCGTGAAGCTGTAGCAGGGATTGAATCTCACGGTCAATACAACATTATGGGGGGTTCATCTGGCCGTTTTGCAGGCCGCTATCAGATGGGCGCCACTGAGATTGCTGAAACAGCTAAGCAGTTAGGCGAACCTGTACCATCGCAACAAGCGTTCCTACGTGACCCTGCGATGCAGGATCGTTTCTTCCAGCGCTATACGCTTGCTCATCACCAGACTTTGATGCAGAATGCGAAATACGCTGCAATGACGCCAGCTCAACAGGCTGAATGGCTGGGGTATGCTCATAATCAGGGCGCTGCGGGCGCATCTAGGGCGATCGACACTGGTAAGGTAGGAAGTGATGCATTCCACACTCCTGGTACAGCATACAACAACGCAATTCGTTTAGCACTTGGAGGGTTACAAGCGCAGCGTAGTGTTGCATCAGTGCAGGCAGCTACGCAGCGTGGTACAAGTGGAACTAGTGGGGGAGCTGGCCAACAAAATGTAAACGTTAATGGTCCAATCCATATCAGCACCCAAGCAACGGACGCCAAGGGGATTGCTCGCTCTCTACGTGCTGAACTATCAGGTCGGCGTCTTGCTGCGCATGCAAACACCGGACTTGCCTGATGGCGCTTCCGCCTGTATCAAAACCTATCTATCCTGATGTGCCGAAAGCGCAAGGTGTACCGCCTGTTCTTCGCCAACTTGGTACAATCGAGAATGTAGTTACTACTGTTGCTTCTGATGCGCTTTCAATCTTACGAATGTTTCAAGGACCTCAGTGGGGGATCTTTGATCAAACTGGTAACCCAGTAATTATTGGGGATTCAGTAGTAGCTGTTGATTACCGTCAGGAGTATCGACTTGCTGACTACCCGATTGAAGAAGGCGCATTCGCTACATACAACAAAGTGCAGCAGCCTTTTGATATTCGAGTGTCGTTCGCTGTATCAGGTAAGTTAGATTTAATCTCATCTATTCTATCAGGTGGTGCAATCGGTTCAGCAATCAGCTCGTTAGTTACAGGATCTTCACCATCGCAAGCAAGTCGAGGCAACTTTCTTCAACAGTTGGATGCTGCTCTTCGCTCCCTCTATTTGTTTACTGTCGTTACACCTGAAAAGACTTATCCATCAGTGAACCTGAGTCATTGTGATTACAGACGTGAATCGCATCGTGGCGCTACTCTTCTAACGATTGATGTCTGGTGCCAAGAAGTCCGCGTAGCAGCTCGTGGTGCTTACAGCAAGACAAATCAACCTACTGGTACTGATCCAGTAGATGGTGGTACAAAGCAGCCAACAGATGTACAACCAGGAGATTCAGGATCTGGTACTGGTACTGGAGGTCCTGATCCTGGAGCTGGTGGATCAGGAAATTCACCTACACCTTCTGAAGGCCCACATAATACTACAACGGCTACTCCTGGCAATGCGCCTTATGGTGGGTCAGAGCCTACTACTGCGGTGCGTCCAGGAACAGGAGAACCTACTCCCGGCGAATCGGGAGGCGGAGGTAATCCTGCTATTGAAGTTAGTGGTTCAACTCCTCAAACTGTACCATCAGGTCATGCGCCAATTTATGATTCAAACGGCGCATTTATTGGCAACATGAAGCCAGGCGCTTACCCGCTTGGACCTGGGCAGAGGCTTGGAGCTGTAGTGCCCTAATGCAAGTGATTCCAATTCAACCTATCCCATCGCAGAAGTTTGCAGTAACGCTTGCAAATCAGCCGTGTCGTATTTGGCTGTATACTCGGACAACTGGTCTCTACTGTGATTTATACATCAACGATGTATTGGCGATTGGTGGTGTCCCTTGCTTGAACACGGTCTTGATTGTTCGTGATCAATACTTAGGCTTTGTTGGTGACCTTGCTTTGTTTGATCTGCAAGGAAATAGTGACCCGGATTGGATTGGTCTCGGTAGTAGATACGTTTTGCTCTACTTAGATACCTGGGATCTACCATGAGTGGGGTAACGCAACTTCCTGAGACTGTTGTAACGGCCAAACGAGATCCTCTGCCATCTCCTGACCCTATCGGAGGCCCTGGGGGCTTTGCCAAGCGTAAGATTGAGCTATCAATCAAGTTAGGTGAAGGTGATTTCGGTCTTGCTGGTTATCAGACTATTACGTTGAAAGGACTTCGGGTTTCTGCGAATATCCACAAGTATGGAGCGCCAAGCGCTGATACGGCCGATATTCGTGTTTATGGTATGAAGCTCGACTTGATGAATCGATTAACCTCATTGGGTAAGTCGATTATCCGAGTTCGGAACAATACCATTTCTATTTCAGCGGGTGACGACATTGCTGGTATGTCGCTAGTTTTCTTCGGGGTAATTCAGGATGCTTGGACTGATTTTACAGGCATGCCTGATGTGCTATTTAACATCACAGCTCAAACTGGTGATGTAAATGGCGCTCGGCCAGTGCCTCCATCAAGTTATGTCGGCTCTGCTGATGCAGCAACAATTATGCAGAATATCGCTGCGCAGATGATTAACAGTGTTGGTGTACCTGGGTTGAAGTTTGAGAACAACGGCGTATCAGTCCTTCTTGATCATCCTTATTTCCCGGGTACCCTTCGCGCGCAAGCAGAAGCATGTGCTAGAGCGGCGCACATTGATTGGACAATTGATGGTGACACCCTAGCGATCTGGCCGATGGGCGGTAAGCGTGGCGGTGTTATCCCACTGCTAACGCCAACGGCTGGTCTTGTCGGATACCCAAATTTTGTCTCAGGTGCAATCGGCCTGCGATCCGTTTATAACCCTGCGATCATCTTTGGCGGTAAGGTAAAAGTCAAGATGAGCAGCGTCACGCCGGCTAATGGGGAGTGGATTGTTGTTAGCTTAACCCACTCTTTGGCCTCAGAAACTATAGGCGGTCCATGGTTTACTGATCTTGAGGCATACAACGACGAAACAGGAGATCCTCGTCTTGCCGGATAATACTGCTTACTCAGGCCATCGCGGTCCGCATACGGATACGTCTGAATTTAATCAACTTGAATTTGTGGCGCGGCAGATCCTGAATAAGGCTGCGACAACTACCCTTGTCCAAGTGGTAGCTGTAACAAACAATGGCGGTATCTCACCTGTTGGATTTGTAGATGTCCATCCACTTATCAACCAAATTGATGGCGCTGGCAATCCAACACCACACGGTATCATCCATAACATCCCATACCTCCGGATGCAGGGTGGTTCGGACGCAATTATCATCGACCCGAAGATCGGCGATATTGGTATGGCATCGTTTGCTAGCCATGATATCTCTGGGGTGAAGAAGACGCGTAAACAATCAAACCCAGGGAGCCGTCGACGCTTTGATTGGGCAGATGGTTTGTATCATGGTGGGATGTTGAATGGTACTCCAACTCAATTCATTCGCTTCTTATCAACTGGCATTGATATCCAAACGCCACATGCGTTTACCTTCACTGCCCAAAACGCAATACTTGATGCTACTGGTAATCTCGCAGTGATTGGCGAGGTCGTAGCGATGGCTGGCAGCGGCGCTACGCAGAGGACCCTAACAGGGCATATTCATGGGACTGGTGCTGCTGCGGCAGGTACTTCAATCCCAACGCCAGGCCACTAGTAGATGAGTGGTTCTTCCGTTCCACGTCCTTTCTGGCGAGATACTGGCTTTGTTGCTGCAACGGAGCTTGAGGTGCTTGTCGGCGTTCAGGCTGATATGAATGCCGCGTTTGGTGGTAATCTTGATCCTGGTCTTTCAACGCCACAAGGGCAACTAGCTTCTTCTCTTGCTGCAATTATTGGTGATAAAGACGCACAATTCCTTTTTTATGTATCTCAAGTTGATCCAGCGTTTGCCAGCGGACGGATGCAGGATGGTATCGCGCGCATCTACTTCATTACGCGCAATCCTGCTTTAGCTACAGTTGTTAC